TGAACTTTACAAAAATAGAATTAATCCAATTGCAACATTCTCTGATACTGGTACAATTATTTGGGGTAATAAAACTCTTCAAGTAAGAGAATCAGCACTTGATAGAATTAACGTAAGAAGATTACTATTGAGAGCAAGAAAATTAATTTCAGCAGTTGCGGTTAGATTGGTATTTGAACAAAATGACGAACAAGTTCGTAATGAGTTCTTGAGATTGGTTAACCCAATATTAGATGCAATTAAGAGAGAAAGAGGTCTTTATGATTTCCGTGTAACGGTTTCTAGTGACCCATCTGATATAGATGCAAATACATTGAGAGGTAAAATATTTATTAAACCTACTCGTTCACTTGAATTTATTGATGTTGAGTTCATAATAACACCAACAGGAGCTTCATTTGATAATATTTAATAAAATAAAAAGGGAAGGTGTAAAAACCTTCCCAACTTATATGTTCCACGGGGAACAAAAAAAGTATAAAAAATATAAAATTATAATACCCAGTATTTATGCTCCAGTATACTAGAACTAGTATTTTATTATCTAGTAATCTTTTAACTAGTTTTAATAATCTAGTTAATTTATTTCTAGTAACCAGTACTAGTATAGTGAAAAAATACGAAAAATTTTTGACATTGTCAAGTATTTCGTAAAAAAAAATTATTTTTCAATAGTTGTATATTTATAGGTAAGGTAAATAAAAAAAAATTAAAAACAAAATATAGACATGGCAGATTTATTAATGAAAATGCCGGTTCCATACGAACCGAAAAGAGTTAACCGTTTCATACTTAGATTCCCTTCTTCATTGGGTATCAACGAATGGTATGTGGCATCAACGGCTAGACCAAGTGCAAAAATCAATTCAGTAGCGATACCATTCATCAATACATCAACTTATGTTGCTGGTAGATTCGAATGGAATGAACTAAGAGTAACATTTAAAGACCCAATTGGACCTTCAGCGTCACAAGCGTTGATGGAATGGTTCCGTTTACATGCGGAGTCTGTAACGGGTCGTATGGGTTACGCTGCTGGTTATAAGAAAGACATTGAATTGGAAATGTTAGACCCAACGGGTGTTGTTGTTGAGAAGTGGATTCTTCAAGGTACATTCTTAACTGACTTGAACTTCAACGAACTTGATTATTCAAGAGATGACATTGCAACTATCACAGCGTCTTTACGTATGGATAGATGTATTCAAGTTTATTGATTTTATTATCAGTATTTTACGTATTTTGTTAAAATACAATTGTCTATTAATAATATTAAGGGTCTTCCATTGCGAGACCTTTACTTTTTTATAAAAGTTTCGTAAATTGATATAGTTATAAATAAAACAAATTTATGGAAGAATATAGAATTGACCCCACGATTGCATATGATGTCGTGGAATTACCTTCAAGAGGTATTTTTTACCCAAATAATAAAAAATCACTAAAGGTTTCTTATTTGACAGCTGCGGATGAAAATATTTTAGCAGCACCAAATTTAATTCAAACAAATTCAATTGTTACTGAACTATTAAAAAGAAAAATTTTGGATAGAGATTTTCCAATCGAAGATATGGTTGAAGAAGATAAACAAACTGTTTTGATTTTTCTTAGAAATACCGCATTTGGTTCAGAATATAGTGTTACCTTAACCGACCCAAAAACTGATTTAGAATTTAAAGCTAATATTGATTTAAGTAGTTTAAATTTTAAACCTTTTGATTTGGTTCCGGATAGTAATGGTGAATATCCATATTTTATGGAAAAATCTAAAATTGGTATTACTTTTAAATTTTTAACACCAAAACAAGAAAATGAAATATCAGAAATTCAAAAAAGTTGGAATGGTAGTGGATATGCTCCAGTTATCACAAAACAATTAGAAATGATGATTAAATCTGTTGAGGGTAATAAAGACCAAATGAACATTAGAAACTTCATTGAAAAATTACCAATTAAAGATTCCCAAGACTTTAAAAAATATGTTTCAGAACATAGACCAGGTGTAGACCTTAAACAAACAACAAAAACCCCATCAGGAGAAGATATCCAATTTTATATTGGGTTTGGGGTTGAGTTTTTTCGCCCTTTCTACGGACTATAAGAAAAACCAACTTTCAGAAATTTTATTCCTCGTTAAACGAGGATTCTCTTATGGGGACATAAATTCTATGCCAATTTATATAAGAAGATACTATATTGATTATATTTTGGAAATAGAAAACCAACAGTAATCTATTTATATGTATGGCTAGAAAATTAGAAGATATTGTTAATGATAGAAATATAACATCAGTAGGTGCGGCTAAAAATGCATATATGTCTGCTAATAATATATCCGATGAAAAAAACCTACCAAATGATTTTGACGTAAAATTAGGTAATTTATGGGCAAAAAATAGAAGCGGTACCGGTCCCCAAATTAATGATGGTGGAGGAGGTGATAAAGGAGGTAGTTTTATGGGTAAGTTGGTCGGAGTTGCTGCAGATTTAGCTAAAACACAAGAACAAACAGATAGATACTCAGGTATTAAGGATTCGTATATTCAAGCTAATGAAGCTCTTAATTCGTTAATTAATTCAGAAGGTAAACTTAATGATGTAAAAGTAATAGGTAGTAACTTTGTAAAAGGTACATATCAAAGATTTTTGGATTACTTAACTGAACAAACCGATTTACTACACCAAGTTAATGAGGCAACTAGTTTAACAGGAAAATTATCTGAAGGTGTTAGGGAAGAACTAACCGAAGCAAGTGTCCCTTTAATGAAATATAAGATAGGGTTTCAAGAAATTGTTACTGCTTCTTTAGATTTAACAAAATCAACAAGTAAATTTAATTTAATTAATAGTGAAACATGGGACAAAGTTGGACAATCAGCTAAAGCATATGTTGGGACATTATCAGATTTAACAGCAATGTTACCTGCTTTTGAAAAAATTGGTTATGGTGCTAGTGATACTGCAAAACAAATTCAAATTTCAGGTCAAAGAATGATGAAACTTGGTTTAGATTCTAAATCAATGTTAAAAGAAGTTGGTGGAAGTTTAGATAAAATTAATCAATACGGATTTAAAGATGGTGTCCAAGGTTTGGCTAATATGGTGACCAAAGCAAAGGAATTTAGAATGTCAATGGAAGAGACTTTCACAATTGCAAATAAAGTTATGGACCCAGAGGGTGCAATTGATATGGCGGCTAATTTACAGGCAATAGGTGGTGCGATTGGTGATTTGGGAGACCCATTAAAAATGATGTATATGGCTACAAATAATGTAGAGGGTATACAAGACGCATTGATTGGTGCTGCTCAATCTTTAGCGACATTTAATAAAGAAGGGGGTAAATTTGAAATAACCGGTATTAATATTAGGAAAGCCAAAGCAATGGCTGACCAAATGGGTATTTCATATAAGGAACTAACTCAAGGAGCGGTAGCTGCGGCTGAAAGGTCATCAGCGGCTATGTCAATGTTATCGAATGGATTAAAATTGGATAAAGACCAAACAGACTTAATTACTAACCTCGCCCATATGAAAGATGGTAAAATGGTAATGGAAGTTCAAGGAGATAAAATGAGGGAAATACTTGGTCTTAAAAAGGATGTTAAAGAAGTCGCATTAGAGGAATTAACACAATCACAAGCGGAGTCTTTAGCTGAATATCAAAAAAGAGAATCTGAAAAAACACCTGAAGATATTATTAGGGGACAGGCAACCAACATTGAATTAGTAACAAGGGATGTAAATTATATTTTAAGACTATTAACTGTTGAGTCCGGAAAAGCCGGAAAAAATACAATGAAAGCGTTGGGTGTTGATTTTGATGTTATTTCAGGTAAATCAAAAGAAATGAGAGAGTCGGCAAAAGGATATGTCCAAGCGGCATCCGATGAAGTTAACACAAAATTAAACACAGTAATCACAGATAATAAAGGTAAAGTAAATGAGGTAAAAACACAGGGTGTTGATAATTCTAAATCCGACGCAAGTAAACAAAATAGTAATGCGTCAACTGGAGCCCTCGCATCTAATAATGTAATGACCATTAAGCATCAATTTAGTGATAGTACTGTGATTTTTGATAACACCAAAAAATTGATTGATGAGTCGGTAACAAGAAATCCAAAAGAATATACTAATCCAATACCATTCGTATGGTGGAACTATAAATAAAAAATAAATTAAAAAACATCTATTTATAAAGTAAAACATAAATGCCAACTTATTTAGATTTTGACACCAGTAGGAACAAATCGGGAATACCCGATTCTAAGGACGGTTTTAGAGATTACTTAATCGCTAGAACTCTTAATGTACCTAATGGACCTCAGACTTTTACTAATGCGAACTACGGTGTACAAACACTAAGGGATATGCCAAACATAGACCCAGGTGACGTGAAAACAAATTGGGCTAATTATTACGGTCAAAATTCTGTTAATCTATATATACCACCAAATAACATAATTGAGGAGTATATTAATACATCATTACCAACGTTAGCT